GATGCTATATAAGTAGGGACATAGACGGCGCGGGCAATTCCGCCAAGCGCCAACCGCCCCTAAGGAGGGCTTTTCCGATGGCTTTCGCTTCCTCCGCAGAACGTTTCGCCCTGATCCAGTCCTCCGTGGCGTTCAATGCCTGCCCGTTTGTGGTGCGTATCCGCACTTGGCGCGGCGAAAGCGAGATCGTGTGTGACGATTTCGAGCACGCGTTCGATACCGCCCACGCTTGGAAGCACACTCATGGTGCGGAATACGTCGAAATGTTCCGCGTCTGCGAGCACGACGGTTCTTTGTATGGCGGAATCGGGGAGTGGTAAGGATGGTGTATAAGCTAGAACACAGCGAAGATTTGTTGAAGTGGCAACCTGTAATGGAGCATTGCCACACATCTATTGCGACGAAACACGGGGATAGGCGGCAAGTGACCAGAGAGCGGATTCAGGACATTTACAGGGAAGCAGAGTTTCACTCTAAGCGCTACTTCCATGTTCGGATTGTGTACATATGACCGACCTCGCACAATGGGAGCAGACCTACCCCGACGCCGCACGCGCCCTGTGGTCCCTGCTTGCCCCGACGAGCCCACCGGCCACGGGGGCAGACACACGGTCCGAAGCATATGTCCAAAGTGCCGTACGGCTCGAAGCGGCCAGCAAGGGCTATTTTTTAACACGTAACAACAAGGGCGTTTTGCCAGACCGGCGCGGTGTGCCCGTGCGGTTCGGATTGATGAACGAGTCGTCCGCTCAGGACAAAGTGTGTAAGTCCGGGGACCTCATTGGCATACGGCCCGTCACGATAACTCCGGACCTTGTGGGTACGGTCGTTGGTCAGTTTGTCAGCGTCGAGGTCAAGCGGCCCGGTGGGGTCATACACCCCGCACAGCACGCATGGGCCGCATTGGTGCGCAAGCGGGGCGGGTTGGGTTTGATTGTGGATAGAGAAGGAATGCTTCCGTGAAGATTACGGAACAGGAATCAGCGGCCCTTCTGCGGCTTGCCTCGGGCGATAGTATTGCGTTTTCCCAAGATGGGAATGAAGCTTGGTTCACTAGCGACGGGGTTTTCCTAGGTGACGAAGTTATTTCTCTACGGGATAAAAAACTAACCCGACGCGTCGTACTGGATGAAGAAAATTACCGGGGTCTGTCCGAACGGGACGTTATTTCTGATAAAGGATTGGAGGCATTAAAATGAACCTGCACGTCGAACATATGCTGGATAACGCCGCGATGGCTAGCCAGAACCGAACGCTTATCGATGACCCGGTTACCCGGCGGGCGATCAAGGAAAACGTGGCCGATCCGTTGCTGGCCGAGATTGCCCGTCTGAACCGGGAAATCGACGCAAGGAGACATGGGAAATGAAAGTAAGTGACGAACGGCTGGCTCACTTGGTCGAGAACCCGCGCCATGCGAGCGAGACTATGAACTGGGGCGGATTTTCCGCGAGTTGCAGGAACGCCGCGCCCCTGCCGTGGTGACGGAGGAGATGTTGGACGAGGCGTATGAAGCGTTCGTTGCTGCCTGCGAGTGGCAGGATTGGGACGAGCCGGAAATCCGAAGCTGCCTCCGAACGGCCCTCGAAGCCGCCCTCTCCGTGCGGGCCGAGCCGGTGGCGGTGAAGCCGCTGGAGTGGGCCAACGAAGTCAACGAAGGCGAATTTTTCGCAATCGAAGCCCAGACCATCGTCACGGTTTACTTTATCTCGCGCCCTACGTTTGATGGTGATTTCCATGTGTCGAGCGCGGACGGCGTCGATGCATATTATTCCATCCTCGCCGAAGCTAAAGCCTTCGCCCAGGCCGACTACGAACAGCGCATCCGTTCGGCACTGGTGGCCAGCCCCGCCGAGCCAGTAGCATGGATGGGGCATTGGCCCGGGGCGGGTTCGTCGCTGTTAACCCGTTCACGCGAACGTATGGTCTGGTGGAAAACCGAGGGGGCGGAAATCACCCCGCTGTATGATCGATGAGCATCCCATGGTGGGCAACGCCGGGTCGGCAGGTTGTATGCGTACGCGCATTTACGGAGAAACTGACCGATGCAAACGGGGATAAGTGGCCTCCTTCTAGGTGGGGGTACGTCCTCCCGGATGTTAATGGGGTATATATTACGCAGCGGCAGTGGGGCGAGTGTACGATCACTTGACCCGCTAGTCACTTCTGCGCTACACCTACCCCATCTTACACTGAGGACCAACCATGACTGACGACCGACGTTCTACCATCCTATCCGCCGCTACCCACCTTGCCCGTGAGGGCCATTACCACCGCATCTCCAGGGCCGATGTGGCCGAGCGGGCCATGTGTGGCGCTGGGACCGTCAACCTCTACTTTGGGGACATGGAGGGCCTGCGTGATGCCGTAGTGGCCGAGGCGGTGCGTACGGGCGATACGGACATTATTGCCCAAGCTATCGTCTCCAAGCATCCGGCGGTTGCGGGCAAACGCGTGCAGGTGGTGGGATGACCCAGTGGCAACCCATTGAGACCGCGCCAAAGGACGGAACCAAGGTTCTCGTCTACTTTGACCATGACGCCGACCCCTACAACGACCCCGATGTTCCGTACAAGTTGACAGATTACGCGGCAAATGCGGAAGGTGCGGGGTTCTTTCGCGGTAAGGGTCAAATCGTTGCCGTTTGGCAGGATGGCTTCCACGAGGATGATGGCTGGGAGGATCCAACTGGTGGTTATTGGGTTCCGGGTGGATGGTTCCCATGGTGGGACGACGAACCCGCAGATCAAGTGTGCAATGCAACCCATTGGATGCCACTGCCCGCTGCACCCGAGTGACCCCCTTGCCACGTGGGCACCCAATAGGCCATAAAGAAACCCCCGGAGCGTTGGCTGCGCTCGACGGGGGCTTGTAAATCACGCAAGAGGACTTTGCGGTGACTCCTGACTATCACCTTTCCACATTTGTGTCCACTATCTTCAAGCACTGCACGTCTGGGGGCGATTTGTCCCTCTATGTGTTCCCGCATGCGACCAGCGGACGCCCACGTGCCGAGCGGCAAGAATGGGTCGGACGGCACAACTTGGCCGCTATGGGCACGCTTATAGAATACGCACGTACGCGTCCTAGTTCCGTGTTCTGCCCGCCTGTTGCCCTCTATGGGCATGGCTTGAATGGTACTGGCCGTCGGACCAGCGCGGATAGTAATATCCTTGAGGCCCCAGCCATTGCGCTCGAACTGGACGACACGCCCACCGAGTCCCGTGCGCTTGCCGAGACTGTTCTGGGCACACCCACCCTAGTGGTCCGGTCTGGGGGCATGACCCCGGCTGGTGAGGACAAGCTGCATCTATATTGGCGTCTCACACAACCCGCGCGGACCCAAGAGGAGCAGGCCAAGCTCAAGGCCATCCGTGGCGCACTGGCCGAAGTGTTCAATGGGGATACGAGCGGCGTTCCGCTGGGGCACCCGATGCGCTGGCCGGGGTCGTGGCATACCAAGGGCGCTCCGCGACTATGTGAAATTATCGAGCGGTCCGAGTCGGAAGTTGATCTGGACCAAGCGTACGACGCGCTTATGCTCATGGCCCCGCAACGTACCCGCGTCCAGCCAGGGGCACGCGAGGGGTTTAAGACCACCGTGGCGCTCAGTGGTCCCGAGCTAGACCGCTTGCTCGCCAAGGTCCCCAACGGCCCGCATGTTACCTGGGAAGAATGGAACCGCACGGGCATGACGGTTTTTGACGCTTCGCACGGGTCGGACGAGGGGTTGGTGGCGTTCCATAATTGGTCGAGCAGTGATGGCCGATATAGCCCAGACGAGACGGATGCGCGCTGGTATCATTGGTTCGCATCGCCCCCCACGGACCTATCTGCGGCAAGTCTCTATCATGCGGCTGGTGAGAGTGTTCCGCGCGCCACGGGCGAGGAGATGTTTGGCGAGCCCGTTGAGGTGCCTGTGGGCGTGCTGTCCGAACCGCCCGTGGTGACTCGCGCGCGCGTGGGTGGATATGGGTCGCGGGCAGTGTCGGGCTTTATGGGCATTGCGGACCAGATGGAGCACTTCCAAGGTTGCGTCTATATTATGCACTCAGACCGGGTGTTGATGCCCGACGGTGTTGAGCTTAACCAGTCACGCTTTGACGTGATGCGGGGCGGTCAATTGTTCGCTATGGATGATACCAACGACAAGACTACCAAGTCTGCATGGGAAGCATTCCTCAAAAACTCTGCGTATTCCCCACCCAGCGCCCATAACACCTGTTTCCGCCCCGAACTACCCCCGTTTGCAATGGTGCAGGACGGGACGTGGCGGTTGGTCAATACCTATCAGCCCATCGACACCCCACGGACTAAAGGGGACGCGGGGCCGTTCCTTCGTCATATGACCACGTTGTTCCCCGATGAGAGGGACCGAACGATCCTGCTGTCCTACATGGCAAGTCTCGTGCAAAATCCGGGCGTCAAGTTCCAATGGTGGCCGGTGATCCAGGGCGCAAAGGGTAATGGTAAGACGCTACTGCTTAACGTGCTGACGTACTGTGTGGGTGAGCAATATTCCCACCTACCCAATACGTCCAAGATGACTCGCAACGGCATCTCGTTCAATGGCTGGCTCAAAGGCAAACTGTTCCTTGGGATGGACGAGGTGTATTCCAGCCAACGGAGGGACTTCCTAGAGGAGTTCAAACCGTACGTGACGAACCGCAGGCTCCCTATCGAGTCTAAGGGCGTGGACGAATATACGGGGGATAACCGTGCTAATGGTATGATGCTCACGAACCACAAGGACGGGGTGCCGGTCGATAAAGACGAGCGTAGATACGCGGTGTTCTTCACGCACCAGCAGACCGCCGAGGATTGCTTCCGTGACGGACTTACGCCCGAGCATTTCCAGAAGCTATGGGCGTGGCTTGACCGGGAAGGCTTCGCTATCGTCAACGACTACCTGCGGTCCTACGTACCCAACCCGGAGTTTGACCCGGCGCAGCGTGCGTCACGCGCTCCACGCACCTCCTCAACGGACCAAGCGATCATTGCGAGTCGTGGACGGGCCGAGGTGGAGATTATGCAGGCTATCGAGGATGGGCGCGTGGGGTTCAAGGGGGGCTATATCTCGGCAACCATGGTCCGCAAGCTCATGGAGGAGAAGCGGATAGCCTTGCCCCTCGCCAAGTACAAGGACACGTTGGACGCTATCGGCTACGTGCCTCACCCTACGCTGCCAGAGGGGCGGACGCCGGGGGTAGTGCTGCCCGATGGGGTGCGCTCTAGGCTGTATGTGTCGCGGGACGTGGTGCCCGTTGGGGGCAGTTCTAGCGCGGTAGCAGACGACTATATGGAAAAACAGTTGGGGGCCTGACGGCCCCCTTTCTTTTAATGCTTGGCCTTTACCATCATGTCGTTTGCATTATCGAACACTGCACACGCCTTCACCTCCCACTGGTCGAGCATATCGAGGCGCGACTGCTGGCGAGCGCCATGAACCTTCGGTCCGTTTTCATACACCTCGTTCTTAGCTGCCTTGATTGCGTTGAGGACGTTCGCAGCCTGCTCCATGACGGACTTGCAAGCAGCCTTCGTAACTGTGCCGAACTTCAGGTTCAGATAGGAGGTGGAAAGTTCGGCGCTGAGTGCAAAAACGTTGGTCATTTGGTATCTCCGTTTCGTTGTTGACCCTTTTGTCGCACGTCCTGACCGACTCGTCAACACCTATTTCCATAAAATAACGACTGTTCGTTAAAATTACTGAGCTTTGGTTTATCGGTAGACGACGATAAAACGCGGGGCGTTAATTTTAACGGGGGCCGATCTTCCCAGTCTCCGGGCCGATCTTCCCAACGCTTCCCGATGGGTCTGGGAAGATCGTTATTTTATTTCCCCTTGATATTGCTATGCTTTTTGTGCGATGGGGTGGTGCTTCCCAGACCTTCCCAGACTTTGCGCATTTCACCTTTCGTACGTATGTGCGGGCGTATGCATACCCCTATATTTTCTCTATTTGATTTATTGAATCATTGGGAAGGTCTGGGAAGCACCCCGTAAGGTATTGTAGTTGTTGGCAAAAACCCTTCCCAATGGAAAGCCGATCAGCAGGAATCCGCAGGAATGATTGGGAAGCACTTGGCAAGAGGTTAGAAATGGGTATATTCGGACCACCTCGACACGGTTCGCCCACAGCGATCAATTCGAGCAATGCGGTTGGCGGTAGACCGTTGACACAAACCAGTCCCGCTAAGGCACGCACTTGCCCCACGGCTCGTGCGGGCCTATACTAACCGCATGACTCCAGACATTAACAAACTCACCGAAAAGCAACGCAAGTTCGTGGAGTTGTGGCTACAGTACCGCAACGCGGCCTACGCCTACGAACATGCGTACGATGCTGGCCGAGTGAACCCCGCGACCGTTTATCGCGAAGGGCACCGTCTGCTCCGTCATCCCAAGATTGCTCCAATTATCGAATTGCGCCTTACGGAGCTTGGTCAGTCACTATCCGACGAAACCGAAATGACCGTTGCGCGCGTGCTGGAAGAGTTTGCCACCCTGGCCACAGCGAACCCCGACGAGGTTACGGGCGTGCGGGTCGGTGCGTGCCGTTACTGCCATGGCGTTGCCCATCAGTACCAATGGACCCCCGCCGAATTCGCAGAGGCGACCCGTAAGGCCGAGCAGACCGAGTCCCCGCTACCTGACCCCGCCGGGGGTCTCGACTTCGACCGTACGGCCCTCCCTGACCCCGCGTGCCCTGAGTGCCGCGGCGAAGGTGTGTTGCGGCAGGTGCCCGTAGACACCTCCAAACTATCCCCAGGGGGCCGTGCACTGTTCGCGGGGGTCAAGCCGACCGCCAATGGCCTTGAGATCAAACTGCGCGACCGGGACAAGGCACTGGAGAACGCGGCCAAAATTATCGGTGCGTTCCGAGAGACTATTGACTTGAACGTCAAGGCCGGTGTAAAGGTAGCGAACGTGACGCCAGAGAACGCGGCGGACGTGTACGCTCAAATGTTGAAGTAGGAGAGATCGTGCCATGGAAATCGAAGTTTGGAAGCGTTACCGGACGAGGGGTGGTCGGAAAGTTGGTCCAATGCGTTCAGACGCATCTTTCGGTGAGCCTGCCTTTATTGAGGCGGAAGGGGACGGTAGAGGTTGGTCCTTGTCCGGTCGGGCCATCGGCGTAGAGCACGGGGCGGATGAAGACCTCATTGCCGAGTGGACCGATGGACCCGTGCGCACCGTTACGCGCCGTGAGATCGTACGCGGCCAATACGCCGGTGTGGACGTGGGTGAGCAGTTGGAAATCCCGGGTTGTGATAACCCAGACGTACCTCCCGTGCGCAAGGTTGCCGTCGCGTACGCGGGTTTCCGGTCTAGCGCTGAACTAAAGGCCGCTGCTGCCGTACTGCTCGAACTGGTGGGGGCTTTGGATGAGTGACGACCTCCACGCGATCATTGCGGACCAAGCCGAGACCATCGACGCCCTACGTGCCCTACTGACCGAACGGGAGCAGGACGATCCCTACTGGTCTGGCGTCTACGACCAAATCCGGTCCGCTTGGGACGCATGGGCCTTTGCTGAGCTAGGGACGGCCAGCCCGACCCCATTGGACCTAGAGGGTCGTCCGGAGCTATTGGCCCTATGGGAGTCGGTGAAGTGAGGTTCCCTGAGTATTGCGACCTCGTGGCTGTAACTATCAAGGGGATGGAGTATTACGGGTACGTGGATGCTGTTGATTACGACATGCGCCACCCTCGGATAAAAGTCGAGTTCTACCCAGGTTGTTCCTCTTGGTTCGATTTTCCTGATATTAAGCGGATGAAGTACCCTGACCCGTCCTGAGTCCACCTTCGACTTCAAGCAGCCCGACTACCGACCCATAATGCTCGCACGGGTCCAGCGGCTCGCCAAGATACGAGAGAACCCCGACATGTTGCCGGGGCTTTTCGCGTATTACCGGGACCATCCTGCGGATTTTATCACCGACTTTGGCCAAACGTACGATCCGCGCAATGTGGAACGCGGACTGCCCGCGACGGTGCCATTTATCCTCTTTCCCCGACAGCGCGAATGGGTCGATTGGGTAATTGCCCGATGGCGCGGACAAGAACCGGGTATTACGGAAAAGACGCGCGATATGGGCATGTCTTGGCTATCGGTCGCACTGGCCTGTACGCTCTGCCTGTTCAATGAGGGCATGTCGGTCGGCTTTGGTTCGCGTAAGGAAAACTACGTGGACAAGCTGGGCGACCCTAAGAGCCTGTTCTGGAAGGCCCGTATGTTCATGGAGGGTCTGCCCCCTGAGTTCCGACGCGGCTGGACGCGGGACCATGCGCCCCATATGCGAATCAAGTTCCCCGAGACTGGCAGTGTGATGACCGGCGAAGCGGGCGACAATATCGGTCGTGGCGACCGTGCGTCCTTGTACGTGATTGATGAAAGCGCATTCTTGGAGCGCCCCCATTTGATCGAAGCGTCCCTATCCGCAACCACCAATTGCCGTATTGACATCTCGACCCCCAACGGGTCCGCCAACCCGTTCGCACAGAAGCGGTTCAAGTTCCCCCCAGAGCGCGTATTTTCATTTAGCTGGAGGGAAGACCCGCGCAAGGATGAGGCATGGTACGCCAAGCAGGTTGCCGAATTGGACCCTGTGACCGTCGCGCAGGAAATTGACATCAACTACTCCGCGTCCGTTGAGGGCGTGCTGATCCCGAGCGAGTGGGTGCAAGCGGCGGTCAATGCGGACCAGAAGCTCGGGTTTACAGTCATCGGCCAGCGACGGGCTGCACTGGACGTTGCGGACGAGGGCAAGGACAAGAACGCACTGTGCATCGGCCATGGGATCGCCGTGGAGAGTGTGCCCGAGTGGTCCGGCAAGGGCAGCGACATCCTTGGCACCGTACAGCGCGCATTTGCCCTATGCGACGAGGCGGACGTTACGGACATGCGGTTCGACTCGGACGGTCTGGGCGCGGGAGTACGTGGCGATGCGCGGGTGCTCAACGAGAACCGGGAGCATAAAATCCGAGTGACCCCTTGGCGCGGCTCTGGCAAGGTGGCGTACCCCGACAAGGCAATCCCCTCAGCTAACCCGACGGGCCGCAAGGATCGCACTAACCAAGACTTCTTCGCCAATGCCAAGGCGCAAGGTTGGTGGGAATTGCGCGTGCGGTTCCAGCGGACCCACCGGGCCGTAACTGAGCCGGATTACAAGTATGACCCGGACGACCTGATTGTGCTCCGTGATGGTCTCGGGGGTCTATATTCCGAATTGAGCCAGCCGACGTACACGGTTAATACGGCGGGTAAGATCATCGTGGATAAACAGCCGGACGGCACGCCCTCGCCTAACAAGGCCGATTCGGTGATGATCTATTTCGCCCCGCGTCAGGGCGGCGGGTACGATCTGGCGTCCGCGCTATAAGCTCTTGACGGACGGGTCATACGGGTGCTAAGCAAGGCTCCAGAAAAGGAGGGCATAACGATGCTTGAACAAGGGAAGTTTTATCGCACTCGGGACGGTCGGAAGGTGGGGCCTGCCTGCTGGAACCCGCGCCTCGGATGGCCGGAAGGGGGGTACTTTTCGTTCCCCAACAACATCTCGGTCTATCCCGATGGGTTCGTATACTCTTCTGGAACCGCACCCGATCCGTCGGATATTATTGCCGAATGGGTCGATGGGCCCGTAATTGTCGAAACGGTCACTACGACCCGTATCGTGCCAGGTACGTATGATAGGGTGCGGGTTGACGCGGTAATGCCCGATAAAACGCTTCGTCTGGCCATGTCAGGTTCCGACGAATGGTACACCGCCGACGAACTCGACGCAGCCGCTGTCGTGCTGACCGAACTAGCAAAGGCGCTCCGCCAATGAAACGGGGGCTTGAATGGTTCTCGGGGGCCAATACGGCGCTAGGCGTGATAGACCTCATATTGGGGTCGGAATTTGGCCCGGTATTCTGGGTACTGGCATTCCTGCACTTCGCCCTCGCCATTGGCCTCCTGTATTTCGCGTGGGATGGTACTGATGTGGATTGATCATAATGGCAAGGTGCTGCCCGAATGTGCCCGACTGACCGATAAGGTCCGGGTGCGGTTCCGGGACGGCGAAGAAACGCACGTGGCCGAGGAGGTCCGCCATTGGGCCGGTACGGCCAGCAACTGGACGTGGGACCGTAAGCACCCCTCGCCCAGTGAGATCGTTGCTTATGAGGTGGTGAAATGAATTACGTACTGATAATCCTAGGCGGGGCACTCATCGGGAACGCCATCATGAACCTTTTTGCCTTTGGGGCCCGCGCGGCCTATATTTTGATGGGGTCCTTAGGGTTCGCTTTGGCCATTTTGGCGTTGTCCGAGGTACTGCCGTGATCCACGACCCTGTGTTCTGGTTTCATATCATGATCGCGTACGCGATGGGAACTTTGATCGGATGGAGCATGCGAGATGGCAACTGATTGTTCCCCGATGGGCTGGTTCTACCGTTTCGATCCGACCGCCCCGAGCGGGCAGCGGCTTTTCCGGCGGCGTGACCCGCGCCACAAGTGGGAAGATTTCTCTATCCAGCTTATGACCCCCGATGAACTCAGGTACGTTGCGAGCGTAATTGATGAGGCGAGATTCGATGTCCACGATGTCTAGTCGGGCCGTTGCGCGCAAAGGGCGTCTAGGTTAGTATGCCCGAATGACCACACATGACGGCTTTGCTAACTTCGTAACCAACATTGGCGCGACTAACCCCGCCGCCAAGGGCACTTACGTCCAGCGCTATTCGACGCAGGCCGAACTAGAGACCGCGTACGACACGTCTACGTGGTTCGGCAAGATCATCGATATCCGCGCGGATGATGCTACCCGGGAGTGGCGTTCATGGAAAGCGGACCAAGGCCAGATCGAGGGCCTAGAGGCCCTTGAGAAACGTCTGGGGGTTCAGACAAAGCTTAACCAAGCGCTTAAGTGGGCCGATCTGTACGGCGGGGCTGTGCTTATCCCGGACTTGCCGGGTAACTCGTCGTCTCCTCTTCGGGAGGAGGCGCTTAATGGGTGGAACATGCGGTTCCTGACCGTGCTCCACCGCTGGGAGATTTCGCCCGAGGGTCGCATCCGCAATCCTCTGGACCCAGATTACGGCAAGCCTGAACGTTGGCGCGTCCCGGTCACCAACGGCGCGCAACTGGTGCTGCACCCCTCGCGCGTTATCCTGATCAACGGGCGCGCGTCCGGCCAGACAACGAACGAGATTTGGGGCAAGAGCATTTGGGAGCACATGGCCGATTCTATCATGGCGTCCGACGGGGCCGCAGCGGTTCTTGACGCGCTCCTCAAGGAGGCCAAGATCGACGTAATCGGCGTTCAGAATTTCATGGATGACATGAGCACCGCCGAGACGGAGGCCAAGCACCTTCGCCGCTGGCAGCTTGTGGCGCAGATGAAGTCCATTGCCAACGTCACGCTGATCGATGGCGAGGACGAGTGGAATACGAAAACGGTTAACTGGTCGGGCCTTCCGGACGTGGTGACGCAGTTGCTCACCATCATGGCAGGTGCGGCGGATATCCCCGTTACGCGCCTCCTCGGCACGTCTGCCAAGGGGCTGAACGCCACGGGAGAAGGTGACCTCCGGAACTACTACGATGGTATCAAGGCCAAGCAAGATCTGAGTATTTCCCCGCAACTGGCCCCGCTGGACGATATCCTCATTCGGAGCGCCCTTGGCGAACGGCCAGATAACGTGTGGTATGACTGGCGTCCGCTCTGGCAGCCCGACGAAAAGACCCAGTGGGAAACCGAAAAGCTTCGTACCGAGACGTTCAACATCGCTCTCGGTACGGGTGCAGTGGACGAAGATGTATTGACCAAGACGTATCTCAACGGATCGGTGGAGACCGGACTGTACCCAGGTATTGAACAGGCTATGGCGGAGAGTGCTACAGAGGGCATCGCGGAACCGCCCGAAGAGGACCCGAGCGCGATTACCCAGGGGGACGCTGCGCCCCGTACGCTCTATGTGTCCCGCAAGCTCCTCAATGGGGCCGCGTTGGTCAAATGGGCCAAGTCGGTGGGTATTGCCGAACCTCTGGCTGCTTCGGATATGCACGTTACCGTCACGTATAGCCGGGCCCCGGTGGACTGGATGAAGATGGGGGCCGCATGGGAAGAAGAACTTGTTATCCCCAAGGGCGGTGCGCGTATCCTGGAACGGTTCGATGGCGGCGCGCTCGTGCTCGCGTTTAACGCAAACTCGCTGCGCTGGCGGCACGACGAAATGGTGTCCGCTGGGGCCAGCTTCGATTACGACGAGTACCAGCCCCACGTGACGCTCACGTATAAGGGGGCCGATTTGGACCTCTCGATCATTCAGGCATATCAGGGCGAGTTGCGGTTCGGACCGGAGATTTTTGAGGAAGTGAACGAGGATTGGAAGAATGATAAAAATTGACAGCACAGACGACCAGCGTACTGGGAATAGTCCCGTGCGCCACCAGTATCGCGTCCTGAACGATCAGGAGAAGGCGCAAATGGCCCGCATCAAAGATATTGGCGCGGCTTTCATTCGTGAGTGCGAGGCTATGGGTGGAGGATACGTCAACCATGAGGCTCAGGCGCACCGAGACCTATCCCTAGCGGTCCAACACGCCGAGGACGCAGTAATGCGGGCCGTGCGGCACCTGACCGCATGACACGAATTGACCTCAAGTCCATTCTCCGCATGCATGGGCGCAAACGTGCGCTGACGCTTAGGCCCATTACGACGACGCAAGCACAGGCCCGTGCGCTCTATCGGCTGTATCTGCCCATCGTGCAGGTCTGGCAGGACGCTACATCCGCCATACTGCGCCAGTACGAGCGCACGCTTGCACAGATCGTTCTCGATTCGCCCGAGGATATTGCCGACGAGATTGAGCGCGCCAGTGACGGGGCTGTGCAAGTTACGCTGGACTTTCGGGCGCTATTCAAGGAATGGGCTGAGCAACTCATGCTGTGGCATGTGAACCGTATCGGCCAACAACTCACCTACGCGACAAATCTTGACCTTGCGACCCAGCTTGGCCGGGCGGATATGACGGTCGCGGATTTCCTTGAGCGCAATACGGCACTGATCCGAGACGTGTCCGACCAGACGCGCGCCCGTATCTCGGATATCGTATATAGGGGCCTCACGGCCCGTACGCCCATCCGGGACGTAGCCAAGGAGATTGCCAAGGCTACCGGGCTGGCCCGCGACAGATCGTTGCGTATCGCCAGCGACCAGACCGTTAAGCTGAGTGCCGCACTGGACGAACTGCGCGGGCGGGAACTCGGCGCGTCGGGTTACGAGTGGCAACACAGCGGCAAGCTCCATTACCGCCCCGAGCATTTGGCCCGAGACGGTAAGTATTTTGAGTTTGGTTCTGAGGTGGACCGCTTGGACCCACCGGGGTACGCTCCGTTCTGTGGGTGCAAGCGACGTTTGAGGTTTGAGGTTTAGGGGTGTTAGACTAGCCGCTCGTGCGGATGTACGCGCAAGGAAAGAAGTTTCATAAACCCGTCCTGCCAAGTTTCGATTGCCCCGATACTTGCATCAGGGGTGCTGCCATCGGGGTCCAAGTAAAGGAACGTTGAAATTTCACGCGATCCGTCCGGTCGCACAACCACGGGACCCACTGTTACTCGGGGCTCTGCTCCTAATAGGAGCTTATCGTACTCACGTGAAATTGTTTTGGGTAGCGCACTAAGTGATACTTCTATATGTTGGTCTGTGTTCATACTACTTCTCTCTCTGTCAAAAATGAGTTGATTGCTTCCATCGGATACTCACAGACGTAGAGTCCGACAGCTAGCCGTTCGATCAGTTTACCCATAGGCACAATGATCGTGGCGTCCTCCACTATGAGGGACCGTAGGTCCGGAAGAAACGACACCACACCACGTGACGAGAGCAGGTAGTGATCGAGCCACATGTGGGTCTTTTCCTGTTCATATATCACGTGGGCTTCTCTCCCCGTCACGCCAATGGCGTCCCATAGGATTGTTTTAATCAGGCTTTCCCCGGTGAACAGCACGCGGTCCCTATGTGAGTTTGAAACGCGATGTACCGGTATTTGCCCGACGGCAACCTTTGTTTTCAGGGAGTCGGCATTTACGCCGATTAGGTCCGCCGCAACGCCAGTTCGACAAAATGGCTTGTCGAAATTATCCCTAAAATAGTCTAGGGCAATCCATTTATTCACTAAGTCACCTCTAAAGTTAGTTTCTCACTCACCTTAACTATCCGGTCTTGTTATCCCTGTCAACTGCGCCCATACTACCCACCATGACCGCCAAACGCCACCAAGACCGATTGCGCCGTATGGCTCAACGTACCCCACGGCAAGTTGCCGCCGCACTGTACTCCGCTGGCCAATTGATCGAGCTTGATGCGGAACGGTCCATTACGGCGGGTTCGGTCAGTGGGGCGAATCACGTTCCCTCTGCCCCTGGTCAACCCCCTAACGCCGATACGCGATTCCTGGACAGCAATATTGAGACTGAGATTGGTGGCCCGGGTCTGGTCACTGTGACCAGCAAGGCCCCCTACTCTGCGGCCTTGGAGTACGGCCACAGTCGGGCAGCGGCGCGCCCATTTATGCGCCCTGCAACCGAACGTAACCGTCGTAAAGTAGTTGAGCTTGTCGGTGACGCGGTGAATATTACCATCCGGGGTAGTTGACACGTTCGCCACGTTGCGCTACCCATACTGGCAACGGGGACATGCAAACCCCGGCGGGGAGTTTCCTCCAAAGTCCTTCCCGCACCTCTACGCAGCATCGGGCCATCGACCGAAGCGCGTTTCCCCGACCGGGCCGAGTGCCCCTCCTCGCTTAGTCCGGTCGGGGCTTTAGTTTCATAGCGGTTGGACCTTTTAAAGCCGAGGGTGTTAAGGCGTAGTCCTGTCCAACCGGCCCGTGCTGTGGGTGACGTTTCAGGGAACGGTTCGCGTACACCAATCAACTAGCCCGCATAGCGCAATTGGTAGAGGCAAGGGACTTAAAATCCCTAAAGTGTAGGTTCGATCCCTACTGCGGGCACCATAGTTGACACCCCCGCGCATTGTGGCTAGTATGCACGTCAATGCATTTCACCGATCGAGTTACCGTAGACGGTACGCGCACTACAAATGATGGTTATCTAGCCGCCTCGGCACGTGTAGCGCGTACCGGGGTGCAGTACTATATGGGCGTTGAGATCGACCCTGAGAATAAGCACGGACTGCGCGATCAGTTGAGTGTCGGTGTTTTCCGCCCCGAAGAAGAGGTGTTCGCCAAGGACAGCCTCTCCACATTGGCACATAAGCCGCTTACGAACGATCATCCCCCCGTCGCCGTGACTTCCGACAACTGGAAGGATTACGCTGTCGGCGCGATTGGGGACGAGATTGCCCGCGATGGCGATTTTATCCGCGTACCCCTCGTAGTGATGGACGCCGCTGCCATTAAGGCCATTCAGGCAGGCAAGCGCGAACTGTCCGCAGGGTACATGTGCGAACTATCATTTGAGGACGGTGTGGCCCCAAGTGGCGAAAGCTACAGGGCGGTTCAGCGTTCCGTAAGATTCAACCACGTTAGCGTAGTTGATGCTGCCCGTGCGGGCCATGAGGCCCGTATTGGCGATAACTGGGGCGTTAGCCCTATCACGCAACCTAAACAGGAGTCCATTGTGGATAAGACTGTTATGGTGGATGGGCTCTCTGTCGTTACTAACGACGCTGGCGCTCAGGCCATCGCCAAACTACAGGCCGATAAGGAAACTCTTGTCGCCAACCACGGTAAGGCACTTGCTGCCAAGGACGCAGAGATTGCAGACCGTGATTCCAAGCTTGCAAAGGCCGAGGCGGAACGTGACGCCGCTCTGGCCCGCGTTCTGGACGACAAGGCACTTGATGCCCGAGTCGCAGCCCGAGGCGATCTGATCGCCCGCGCCAAGTCGCTCGCCCCGTCCGTTGTGGCAGACGGCAAGTCGGACCTTGAGGTCAAGCGCGCCGTTCTCCTGGATCGTAAGATCAACCTGGACGGTAAGTCCGACGTTTACGTGGAAGTCCGCTTCGACACGCTCGTTGAGGACGCCGCCGGGGCTAATCAGACTGCCGACGCTCTGGCCGGTCGCGAACAGCCGACGAACGTTGCGGACGCGGAGTCCAAGGCGCTCGCGGAAGCCAATGACTTCAACTCGTGGAGGGCTAAGTAATGCCTTTGACCTTTGCAGCTAGCCAGCCGGATTATGCTGTTGGCCAGATCATCAACATGGAAGAGTGGAACGGCATTAGCCGTGTCCTCGGTGGTTCCACCAATATTCCATTCGGTCGCGTCGTCATCGCCGGTACCGGTGGTGAGTGGGACTGCGCTCCCCTGACCGCTGCGAGCCAGAATATTCTCGGTATCGCACGGCTCAATCACGTCCTGTACCACGAGGGCAATTATTACGCCCCGGGCGATACCGTCGCCATCGTCACTGATGGCGTTGTGGCGGTCGAACTGGACGACGACGTGGTTGAGGGCGCACAGGCCCGCGTTAACAGCGCTACTGGCAAGTGGACCGACGCCGCAGCTTCCGCAACCGTTTTCACCATCCCTGGCGCTCAGTTCGAGTACGCGGGTTCCGGCGGTGCCATTGGCGTCGTTCGGTTCAAGCGCCCCGTTCCGTGCGTTTCGGCAGGAGCTTAATTTATGAACCAGCCTCTTGTTAATGATGCCGCCGCTCTTGCATTCGTGCGTTTGCAGGCCGCTGGCATTAATACCCGCGTCTATCAGACTCGTTACCCCGAGTACGATTTTGCGCGGCTCATCTTCGTGGACACCTCGGGCAATCCGTGGGCCCCGGGCGTTCTGACCTTCACCTCGTCCGATTCGGGTAAGGCCCGTCTCCTGACTGCGTATTCCAAGGATATGCCCAAGGCGGAAGTGGGCCAGGAAAGTGAACTTCGGACCTTCAAGCTCGCGGGTATCGGCTACGACTACAACATCGAGGAGGTCAATACGGCCCTCGCTGTTGTCGGCGGGTCGCTTTCGGACCGCAAGGCCGCTGCCGCGCGCCGCGCGTACGCCAAGTTCATGTTCAGCACGGCCATCACGGGTATCCCGGACCTCCCGGGCAGCACGGGCCTGACGAACTACACGGGCGTTACTGCCACGACCGCCCCGGCGGATGGCACGGACTCGACCCCGGCTTGGGTCACTGCCGCAGGTGTTGGCAACAAGACCCCGGCGCAGATCGTCCGTGATATCAATATCGGTATCATGGGCATCTATGGCGATACGTACCAGACCGAGCTTGCCGATACGGTCATGCTCCCGCTGGCTGCGTATGTCTACATTGCGCAGACGCCGTATTCGCTGGCCACGCAGGAAACGATTCTGTCGTTCATCCAGCGTACCAACCTGTACACCCTCCAGACGGGCCGTCCGCTCACGTTTGTTGTCCCCCCGGACAATATCCTTGACGAGGCGGGTACGGGCGGTACGGGTCGTATGGTCGTGTACAAGAACGATCCGGAATACGTTAAGCTGCATCTCCCGATGCCGCACCAGTTCCTTCCGGTTTATCAGGACGGGTGGGGACACTATTCTGTTCCGGGCATCTTCCGTACGGGTGGGGTGGAAATTCTCACCACCAAGGCCGTGCGTTACGTGGACGGAATCACCCCGGCTCCGTAAGGTCCCCGTATACGGTAAGATTAGGCCCCCGCTAACCACGGGGGCCTTTTTGTTATGGGCGGGAAAGCTTTGCATGAAGGTCAATCGCTTCCCTATACGTGGTGTGCCGTTTGGCGAGGTAGTTACAGCGGGCAATGGCCACCGACAAATCCGCGTATGTGCTATCGCTGACCGAATGGGTCGCCCCAACCACAAAGACTGTGAAGTCCGACTTGGTTTTACCGACCCAGAAGTGTCCGTTCTCGTGCAGGACGTCCGACTCGCGCATTTACCCCTCCTTGCGTTCCATACCGGCAACTATGACCTACCCGTCAAAACTTGTCAATCCCTTTCGTGTGCGGTAATGTGGGGATCATGGTTACAGTTACCGCAAAAAATCTGACCAACTCCCCATTCGATTTCCTAGACTCGGATAACGCCGTAGTGCGGTTCCCCGCGTTCGGTACGGCCACCGGAGATTTCACCGGCTCTCAGCTTGATCTGCTGAACTTCTGGATCGCGGCTGGGGGTTTTTCAGAACTGAACCCCCCGGTTAATACGGTTGCACCGGTCCTATCGGGTAATGAGAACCCGACGGTTACGAATGGGACGTGGGTTGGCGCTGACACCTATGCTTATGCGTGGGAAGTGTCGGAGGATGGTGAGGGAGATTGGGAGGTTGTTCCCGATGAGACCGGGACCAGCTACAACCCCGAAATGGGTGGTTTCTTCCGGGTGCAGGTGACAGCATCGAACGATGACGGGTCCGCCTCGGTCTACTCGAATGTCCTTGAGGTACTGCGTTGACCCTTATCCGCAATCTCACGTCGTCTCCCTATGACCTCGCACCTGGGGTAATCCTCCCGGCCAATGGTGAGGTGGATACCGACCTGCCGGATTGGCTGGTAGAAGCGCTACGGGCCGCGCCAGGGGTCGAGATTGTCGAGATCGTGGCGAACGACGAGATTGAATCGTGGCGTAAGCTCTACACGGACGCCACGGGTAAAAAGCCCGATGGCCGATGGTCCGTAGCTCGACTGATGACCGAGATTGAACGTGCTTAAAGCCACGCTTGTCGTACCCGAGGGCCATGAACCCGTTCCCGTGTACGAGACGGAAGGCGGGGAACCCGTACTGCTCGTGGACGGTCCGTATCTTGAAGCGGGGGGCCTGCAAGAGCCGCTACCTATAGTTGACGCCGAAGGCCCGTTCTGGACGGCCAGTGACGGCTCTCTACAGGCCGCGTGGCCCGTTACTGATCTTGAGGAACCAGAATGACACCCGCGGAGTTTAAGGCCCGCAAGCCCCAGTTCGTCGCTGTACCGGACCTTACCGTCCAGACCTACCTTGATATGGCCGAACGGTATGTGTTCGACCCCGAGAACGACGACGCCGTGACCGCATTTGCTTGTCACCTCATGACGCTCGATGGCCTCGGGACGGACGCGGCTAGCCAGTCATGGAAAACGGGGGCCGCTGCGTATCAGTCCATCAAGTCCGGCCAGTTGACGCTTACCCGGTACCAAAAGGCGGCGGACGCGGGAACTACGTGGACAAGCTGGCTCCAGCAGACCCCGTGCGGGCAGTTCTACGCCCTGCTGCTACGCATGGCTCGTGGGGGTCCGCGCGTGGTTTCCGGGGGCATTGGCCGCTGCGTTACCGCGTACAGCAAGGACCAGTGGGGCTGGCCTATTGACGGGTGGTCCAGTTCGATCTAACCTAAACGTCGCAGCGCTAACCAGTCATGGGGCACCCCCGGCTAATAACCGGGGGTGTTTTTCGTCAGGTAATCGCGGACGCATGCGAGCAGGAACGGCCTCCCGGTATGGTTGCCAGAACTCCACCCATATATCGTATTCAGGCCGATTCCAGCCCCTTCCGCTATCATGTACTTCGGGACGGGGGATTCGAAAATCATATCTACCACCTCTCGGGTAGCGGGGTCAGTAGCACGGTTCTTGGCCTTCCTTGGGTTCCTGTAGCCAGCGGACGTTAAACGCTGCTGAGATACACCCAACGCCTTAGCCGTATATCGAATTACGCCTTGATTTTCGGCTAGGACTTTCCGAATCGTGGCGTCGTCCGGTAGCCCTTTTCGTGGGGCAGCGGGGTGGGTGCGCTGGGTATGCCGCCAGATGCGACCGATAACCGCGTTGCGAGTACGGCCCGTGCGAGCCGCTATCTCTTTGTTGCTCAGCCCTTGCAAGTGAAGGGCGATAACCTCGTCACTGCTGTGCACGGCACGCGCTCAGCATGGTTGCGCCGACGGCCAGAGGCGGAACGTTCGGGTGCAGGTAGATAGCAACCGTGAAATCGCGCCACATGGGCAGATCGTCAAATACTTCCATGATTCGAGATACGGGGACCCCAAGGTCCCGGTTCTGAGCGATGGCGATTGCCATGTCGCGGGCATCGTAACAGAGGTCCGGCGGGGTCGCCACGAGAGACAAGACCGTGAAAGCTAGCGTGGGCAGGGACATTGTGGTATTCTCCTTGATTATGGGACTTCTAAACGGTGATATCGCAAGCCTGTTTTCAGGCGTTTTCGGTTCATTCTATCTGGACGGAACGCTCACGCGCAACGTTTGGACCAGTGACGGGCAGGGCGGGGGGTCGATGACCCCTAGCACAACGTCCGTGAAGTACCAGGAAGATCAGGTTGACGAAGCGACACGGGTAGCCGGTGGGTATTCCCAAGATGATGTTCGTTTCCTGATCCTCCAACAGCCGGGCTTAACGCTCGATGGGGATGCTGAGCTTACGGCGGGGGGCAGGACCTATATGCTCCGTACCCCCCGTCAGGACCCAGCGAAAAGTTACTGGGAGGTTTGGGGCGTTCCTAAGTAAGGTCTGTCCTAGCCCCGTCAACTTCCCACTCCTCAACCACTATTTCCCCGCTCCGCCATTCGCATTCCTTCTTCGCGTAATCTAATGCTTTTTCACGCGAAGAAAATACACCTTCAACTTCACTCATGCCCTCGTAGCCGTAATCGAAGTATAGTACATGCACGGTCACATTGACCTCCTGTTTGCGTTGACGTATCCTTACACCACACCATGACCCCGAGGTCAACATGAAAATACACGTTTTGAAAGATTTCGATTGGCCCGTTCCTGGTCAGCGGGCGTGGGTAGCGTTCAAGGCCGGTTGGTCCGGTCGGGTCACGCGGGCGCAGGCGCGCGAGATGATCGCGGCAGGTGCGGCCAGAGAGGTGCGTAAATGAGTGACGTGGACCTTACCCTAGACGCCCGCCGGTCCATCGTAGGCCATCTGGCAGGAGCGGTGGGCGCGGATGTGTACGGAGAGTTTACCCCATCGGACGTGGCTTGGCCGTTCGTGCGGTACGGCGGCACGACCGTGCCGTATGAGGATTCGTGTTCGGACGGGGTGACACTGCTGGTAAGTCTGCACGTATTTGCCAATGGGCCCGCTACGGATGGCGTCCTGACACTCGCTCGTCAGATCGTGGAGCGGATGGAGTCTTGGTCGGGGGGAGACGCCACTTGGACGGGGAACGTAGGGCCGCTAGCCGATAATCCCGAAGCGTCCAAGTGGCACGTTGTCGTTCAGTATTCGGTGGTAATGACGCGATAGTGGGTGATCCGGAACCAATCGTTATACCGGTCTTCGCTGGACCACCAGTCCATTACGGTGCATCCGCCGAATACCGCCGGACCATCCGGGAACTTCACTTCCACCACGTCCTCGGGGTGGGCATGTTCGGGCCATGACTGGCCGTCGTGTTCAAACCATTCAGTCATAGCTTGAGCGCCTTAACAATCGCACAGCGCAGCACGTGGCTAACGCTCGTGTACTCGTTTCCCATCTGGTCGAGGTAGTACGTTGCGTCTTTACCCGCCACAATGGCGGGCTTTTCGCGGACCGGGCCGAGGGGTGCGGGGTTCATGGGGATACTACCTTGTAATGCGTGATGTAATCGCCATCTTCGTTTTTGATCCACGAGCTATTTTCGTCTTCGGGCTCGTCCCACCACTCCCATTCAGTCGGCGAGGAGTGTGAGTATTTCGACTGGTCCAAGCCAAACGTATCCCTGACGAGCACCAGCGTACCGGGCGGCAAATTCGGACGGCTCTTGCCGTCATGTTCTATCCAACCGTCTTCCATGTCTTTCCTCCATAAGGTTTGACTAACCCGTCATAAGTTGCACTGGTCGCCAAGTCAAGCTATTATTTGCAACCATGTTCAACTTTTCTCGCGAGACCCCCTAACCATGGCGCAAACACAGCCCATTAAGTTCGGTGAACAGGCGTTGCTGATTGGCGACGGCGCTGACCCCGAAGTTTTTTCCGCTCCGTGCGGCATCACCAGCCTCACGAAGTCCACTTCCACCAATACGTCCGATATCGATCTGCCGGATTGTGACGACCCGGATTTGGTCGTCTGGCTCGGTATTGACGAAGTTTCCAAGCGCATGACGCTTTCCGGCTCTGGCACGATTGCCCAACAGTCTCTTGCCATGTGGCAGGAATGGGAACTGGAAGGTGGGCTTCGCAACGTCCGGTGGCTCCGCAACCTCACCAACCTTGACCTGCGTGGCTATCTGGCCGGTCCAGCCCTCCTGACCGAGTTCGAAGAGACCAGCGAGGCCCGAGGTCGGTACACTTTCACCTTTACGATCATCTTCGACGGCAAGCCCGTCTGGA